GCCCGGCTATGTCAGGGGTCATCATCAGCGAGATCGACATTACAAAATGCAAATACTCGTCGAGCCTATGGGCCTATGCGGGGCTGGATGTTGCACAGGACGGGCGCGGTCGCAGCAAGAAGAAGGAGCATCTTGTCGAAACGGCGTACATGGGCAAGGACGGGAAACCTGCAACCCGGCAAGGCATCACCTTCAACCCGTTCCTAAAAACCAAGCTGGTTGGCGTTCTTGCTTCATCCTTCCTGCGCTGCGGCCCGGATAACACCTACTCAAAAATGTACTACGAGTACAAGCACCGGATCGAAAATCATCCGGCGCACATCGCGAAGACGAAAGGCCACCGGCACGCAATGGCTTTGCGGTACATGACGAAGCGTTTTTTATGCGATTTGTACGTCGCGTGGCGCAAGCTGGAAGGCTTACCAGTTGAGCTTGAGTACAACGAAGCCAAGCTGGGGCATAGACACGCAGCATAAGTCAGGTCGCGCAAGAAACCCAATGGAATCAAGCGAGTCAACTCCAGCGAGAAACCCAGATAGATTAAGCGAGCCAATTCACCGAAGAAACCCAACGTCCAGGAGCGAGCCAGTCGGTTGAAGAAAACCACACCATGCAAGCGAGCCAACGAATGCTAGAAAACCACACAAACGAAGCGAGCCAACCGAGGGAAGAAACCCAGTATCAAAAAGCGAGCCAATCTACCGTTAGAAACCCAAAGCCGAAAAGTGAGCCACTTAAAGTCAGAAACCCGCGCCCGCAAAGCGAGCCATTCCTCCGAAGAAACCCAAGATTCGAAAGCGAGCCGATGGCTCAGAGAAACCCACGGATTCCGAGCGAGCCATCACGCAAAAGAAAACCAAGCGCATGAAGCGAGCCATTGGATGCTAGAAAACCATTCACGCTAAGCGAGCCAACCAACATGAGTAACCCATTTGAGAGAAGCGAGCCACGCAACGCTAGAAACCCAAATGCGCCAAGCGAGCCAGCGAAGGGAAGTAACCCAAGTTTGCGAAGCGAGCCACGATATGAGAGAAACCCAACGATCCAAAGCGAGCCATTCAAAACAAGAAACCCATTAAACGATAGCAAGCCATTTATATGACCAAATCAAAGCCAGCAGCCAAGCCGAAGCACCCACTTCGCGGCAAGAAGGGCACTGTTTTATCTGGAAAACAGGAGTTATTCTGTACCGAGTACATGAAGTTCGGAAACGCAAGCCAGGCGTACAGAGCGAGCTATAAAGTTGATAGCATGAGTGCGGCCATGATAAGGACGGAAGCATCAAGACTCCTGAATAACCCTATTATTTCCCTGCGCATCTCCGAGTTGCGCGCAAAGGTTGATGACGCAGCCATCATGTCGGCACGCGAAAGCCTGATAGAGGCGAGCAAGCTGGCGCGCTTTGACATCCGCCGGATGTTTGCGCCTGATGGAAGCCCGGTGGCGGTGCATCTGCTCGATGACACCACGGCAGCAGCGATTGGCGGAATGGATGTGCTTGAAGAGTACGCAGGCAAAGGCAAGGGCCGGGCTCTGGTTGGGCATGTCAAGAAATACAAGGTGTTCGACAAGAATGTCGCACTGGAGAAGCTGTTCAAACATCACGGCTTGTACGGGGTGGACAACAAGCAGAAGGTTGATGCAATGTTGGCGATGATTCAGGGCCTGAGCGGCAACACAGTGGGCGTAGTCAAGGACGTACCGGATGGCGATGACGATGACGCCTGAAGAGTTGGCAGCCCACATGGATGACCCGATGTGGCGGCTCAACAATTTGTACAAGATTGTTGTCAAAGGGGAGGGTGACGAGGGTGACGACTTGGTGGTGCAGTTCAAGCCGAACAAGGCGCAGCGCCGGTTGCTGGCGCGGCTGCACTATCGCAATATCATCCTCAAAGCTAGGCAATTGGGATTTTCTACCCTGGTGTGCATTCTCTGGCTCGACACGGCGTTGTTTTCCAAGGGGCCGATTCGGTGCGGCATCATTGCGCAGGACCGGGAGGCGGCTGAATCGTTGTTTCGCGGCAAGGTGAAGTTCGCGTATGACAACCTGCCCGAGCCCTTGCGCGAGCGCATGCCCCTGTCCAAGTCCACCGCAACCGAGCTTGAGTTTGCCCACAATGGATCAAGCATTCGGGTGGCGACCTCAATGCGCTCAGGCACGATTCACCGACTTCACGTGAGCGAGTTTGGCAAGATTTGCGCCAAGTACCCGGACAAGGCGCGCGAGGTGGTGACCGGCTCTATTCCGGCGGTGCCGCTGTCTGGCATCCTGGTGATTGAGTCCACGGCGGAAGGACAGGAGGGTGCGTTCTACGACATGACGGAGCGGGCCAAGGCGCTGGCGCAAAAGCGCACGCCGCTGACGCCCAAGGATTACCGCTTTCACTTCTACGCCTGGTGGGAGGCTGACGAGTACGAGCTGGACCCGGCGGGCGTGACATTCACCGATGCAGACCTGATCTATTTTCTTGAGGTGGAGACCAAGATCGGGCGCGCGCTGTCGGATGCTAAGCGGGCCTGGTGGGTGGCAACCAGAGACTCCGACTTTGGTGGCGATGCCTCCCTGATGTGGCAGGAGTACCCCAGCACGTCGGAGGAGGCGTTCCAGGTGTCCACCGATGGCTGCTATTTCTCCACGCAGTTGGCGCTGGCGCGCAAACAGGGCCGAGTGTTGCGGGCTATCCCGCTGGAGGCGGCGCCGGTCAACACGTTCTGGGACCTGGGGCGCAGCGATCAGACTGCGATCTGGTTTCACCAGCGGGTGGGGATGGAGAACCGCTTCATCCGGTACTACGAGGCCAGTGGGGAGGATGTGTCGCACTTCGTAGCCTACCTGCAGGCGCGCGGTTACGTGTTTGGCACGCATTACGTGCCGCACGATGCAGAGCACCGGCGCCTGGGGCTGTCGCCCGACACCAACAAGACCATCAAGGAGATGCTGGAGGCGCTGTTGCCGGGGCAGCGCATTCAGACCGTGCCGCGCATCACCAGTGTGACGACGGGCATTCAGTCCACACGCAGCGTGTTTTCCTCGTGCTACTTTGACGAAACCAACTGCATGGAAGGCTTGATGCGCCTGGCCAACTACCGCAAGGAGTGGGACAAGGCGCGCGGCTGCTGGCGCGACTTTCCGCGCCATGATGACAACTCGAACGGGGCCGACGCATTTCGCCAGTTCGGACAAGAGGCGGACGGGGGCAACGTGTTCCCGCGTGGTGCCTCGACTTCGGGTGGTTTCAAGCGTCGGGGCTCGCCAATGGCGGTCTAAACCGCGCTATGTCGTGGCAAGGATGGCAGAGTCACCAGACACTATTCCGGGGGCTCTTTCCATCATGGCAGCAACAATTGACACCGCTAGAGCGCATATGCTGCGCCAGCATGGCGACATCACGGCGGTTTACACCTGGGTCAACGACGAGCGGGCGCTGGTGCTGGTGCCGACTTACCGTAAAAATGCGCCCTGGTTCATCGTCTGCGAGAGCGCGGCGTACAAATACGACGATGACCGCTACATCGTCAGCCAGGCGATCAAGGCCTGTGAGGTGCTGGGCATCGAGCCGAGTCGCCCCAACATCCTGCGCATCGGCAGCATCATCGAGGAGGGTTTGCCGGACCTGATCCGCATCCCGACCCAGCCGCAGCGGGAAGCGAATGGGCGCAAGTACGGCGAGCTCAAGGTGATGGCCAATGGCGAACAAATCGGCGGCGATGACATCCGGGTGGAAAACGAGGTCCCCACCTATGCTTGATATGCTTGAGCAGAGCACGGTGCGCTTACCCAAGGCCTCGGGCGACACCTATTTCGACGAGCTGGATGGGGCCAGCGACAGCTTTGGCAAGAACTACGACGACACCGAATCGAATGCGCCCAACGCGCTGGATGGCGATGCCGCCCACAAGGAGCACTCCAAACTGTTGTCCTGGTACCTGCTGGAGCGCGACAAGCAAAGCGCGAACCGACATGAGATGGCGCTGGACCAGGACTTTTACGACAACCTGCAGTGGGACCCGGAGGACGCGGCCACCTTGAGAGATCGCGGCCAGATGCCGCTGGTGTACAACGAGGTGGCGCCGATGGTGGACTGGGTAATCGGCACCGAGCGGCGCTCAAGGGTGGACTGGAAGGTGTTCCCGCGCACCGAAGATGATGTGGCCATGGCCGACACCAAGACCAAGGTGCTGAAGTATGTGAGCGACATCAACCGGGTGGCATTCACGCGCTCGCGGGCCTTTGCGGACGCGGTGAAGGTGGGGGTGGGCTGGCTTGATGACGGGGTGCGCGACGACCCGACGCAGGACATTTTGTTCTCGAAGTACGAGGACTGGCGCAATGTGCTGTGGGATTCCGCCTCTTACGACCTGGACCTGGTTGATGCGCGCTATATTTTTCGCTGGCGCTGGGTTGATGAGG